GCGTGTTTTAAAACTTACTGGCCTTCTGATTATGAGGCGGGCCTTTTTATTTGGAGAGTAAAAAATGAGTACGGTTATTCGATGGCTGAAGTATGTTTTGGACTGGAGATTTTTGCCGGTTAAATTCCAAAATTGGTTATTTAGTACCGGCACCCGGGCGGTGGAATTTGCCAGCGGTGTTTCGCTTCTTGGTTATGCCTTAGTTTTCATTTTCTCGCCGGATGAAATCTATAATTGGCCGATTTATTATAAATTCAAAGACATCTCCGAATTAACGTTGGTGTCTGTTTTCGGCGGGGTTGGTATTTTGCAGTTGATGGCGATGTATTGGCAAACATTCCGGGGTAACGTCTTGTCGGGTTATGTTTTGTTGGTTGCCGCCTTGATTTGGTTTTTAACTGCAAATGCCTTTTGGGGGGCGTACCCTCCTGCGCATACGGGCATGGTCATTCCGCCAGTTTTGGCGATATTGTGTCTTCTTGCGGGGAATAACTCGCTCAAATTGTTGTTTTGGGAAGGTAAAATCAGGCCGAAACAAAAGGGGGAATGATGCATGATTTTTTTCAAACAGGTTATCTTTTTGCCATTGCCGGCGGTGTTGTAGGGAGCATATGGTCAAGTATGAAAGACCATGATGCGGTAGTTTCAGGTCTCTTTGAGGCTTTGATTTCTGCCGTTGCCGCCGCTGCCGTGGCAGAGCGTTTCCTGATGTTGAATCAGGTGTGGACATGCGCGATTGCGGGCGCGTTTGTCGGGATATTGACTGGTCATGCCATGGATACAGTCAAAAGTCTTGCTCCTGAGCTAATGAAAAAGTGGCTTACTATGGATGCAGTCAAAAGTATTGCTATTGAGCTAATGAAAAAATGGCTTAAATAAAGATTAATCAAATTAAAAAGAAAAGGCCGTCTGAGTTTCAGACGGCCTTTATTCTTGGAGAATTGGAAAATGCAAGAATTGGAATGGATAAAAGAAGCAAAAAAACATCTTGGCTTAAAAGAGATTGTCGGCTCAAAACATAACCCGACGATCGTGCAGTGGCTGAAAGATATGGGGACGTTCACCGGCGCGGCAAAGTCTTGGTATTTTGAGGATGAAACGCCATGGTGTGGATTGTTTGTCGGCCATTGCTTGGGTAAGAGCGGCCGCGCGGTCATTAAAGACTGGTACCGCGCAAAAGCGTGGGCAAGTGCCGGGCTGACGAAGCTGTCAAAACCTGCCTACGGTTGCATTGCGGTTAAATCCCGACAAGGCGGCGGCCATGTGTTCTTCGTGGTCGGCAAAAATGCAAAAGGTCAGATTCTTGGTTTGGGTGGAAATCAAGGCAATACCGTGTCTATCGTGCCGTTCAACCATGCCGATATTGACGGCTATTTTTGGCCGTCTAAGCTGGTAGATGGTAAAGCCGTGCCATCAAGCCCCGCGCCTGAGCGTTATGTTTTGTCATCTGTTACGGCAACCGCCGCACATGGTGCAAGTGAGGCGTGATTATGACTCCTATCGAATTTTGTGATGCACGAATCAAGGAATGGGAAGCCAAGCTCAAGCAAGCGAGTGAGCAAGCAGATTTGAAGGGTTTTGAACACGCTGACCGAGAGCTTAAGAATTATAAGCGAATGCGCGAAATTGAGCGTGCCAAGCTTGGTAAAGAGGAGGCTGTATGATTGCCGGATTGTTGAAAAACTGGCGGGTTATGTTGGCCTTGGTTGTCTGTGTTTCGATTGTTTTCGCATGGCAATATGACCATGTGGCCCAATATCGGCGCGGACGTGATTCAATGGCGGCGGAAATTTCAGGCCGTCTGAAAGATGCCGCGATTGAGAAGGCAAAGCAAGACCGTGAATCGTCTGCCATGTATCAAACCGGCAAGGCCGTGCGTGAAGAGAAAGAAAGGGTGCGATATGTTCAAGTCCAAAAGATTGTCGAGAAGCCTGTCTATCGTAACGTCTGTGTTGACTCTGACGGCGTGTCAGTCATCAACGCCGCCATTGCCGACGGCAATTAAACCGCCGGCCGACCTTGTGCAGCCATGCCCGAACCTGCCTAAACTTGAGGGCGGTACCGGCGCGGATGTGTTGCCGTGGTCGTTGCAAGTCATCGGCTTGTACAACGACTGCAAGGCGCGGCATAAGGCGTTATCTGATACTTTTCAATAAAACAAAGGCCGTCTGAATTTCAGGCGGCCTTTTTCTCATTTACTCTTCAAATAGTCCAACAGTTTAAGCCATTTAGTGTGAGGCATGTTGGCGTAGCTTTTCAAATTCGGGCTTGCTTCCCATTTCTGGGATGTTTTTAGTGTCGATTCTGTTATATCGGCAACATTTTGCTGTGTCAGCCCATATCTTCGGCGCAATGCCTTCAGGTTCGCAGGCGTGTAGCCTAATTCTGCATTTTCAATCATACAAATCCCCTATTGTCTGTTTCTTCGGGCGCGTTCCCATGCTTCGCCTGCTTCTTTAGCAATTCGGGGTGCGTTTTTAATTTGTTCCAATGTGAGTTTTTCGGGCTGGGCAATCAGCCGACCGTCAAACACGCCGTCGGCGACCTTTGAAAATTCAAAAACCCAGCCATCTTCATGCGTTGCGGTTTGTGTTTCAAAATCAACCGACCAGCGGCGTTGCCAGTTTCTATTTTGATGTGGCATTTATATTTCCTTTTAAAAAAGCCGCCATATTTCAGGCGGCCTGTCTTTTATTCTTCGTCGTCCAGTTCAATTTCTTCAGTTTCGATAACTAAGTTTTCAGCAATGTAGCTATCACATTCAGAAACTTGGCTTTCAAACCAGCTTTGATATTGGCTCAATTCATCGGCGGTCATAGCGGTTGAAAAACCGTTGCTCATTGCTAGGCTGTTGATGTAGTCAGCAGCTTCGCGAGCCATGTTTGATTGAGTGGTCAAGTAGATGTTAGTTGCTTTCATTTTTAAATCCTTACCCCTGATTACCCGAGGCGCGGTTTGCGCGGTTGCGCTGAATTCATGTGTGTATATTACCTCTTCTAATGCGGTAATGCAAGATATTTTTTGAAAATATTTTTATTTCATTTGCACCTTTTTTGCACCTTTTTTTGTAAAAATTGTTCAAATATTTGATTTATATATTAATTTAATAAAATATTGCATTACCCTGCATGGGGGCAAGAATAAGCTGCATGAGTCAGGCCGTCTGAAAAAAGGAGGACATATTGTAGCGGTATATCGGTTAAAATACAGCTTCCTTTTTCAGACGGCCTTTTT